GTATACAACTTCGATAACCTCTTTAACTTGAATAGCTGTTAGACCAGAAAGCTGTAATGATTCAATTACCTTTTTAATACTGCTACCAGGTGTATTGAGGTAACGGTAAGCTTTTTCAAACTGCTCACTATCAACATTCAGATCAGTGTATTCAGGTTGAGATTCTTTCTTATACTTTACATTATATAATTCTTCACCTAATATACGATGTCTAGGTAATTTACCTACCGATTTACCAGCAGATTCTTGTAAGTAAACTTGATCTAATGATCTCCAGCTCATGTTTCGATGTCAATATCAGTTGAATATTTTTTCATAACGTTTATTAACATTGTAAGTGTATCTTTTGCATTTACTTCGTTAATATCATTAAGAGCTGATACTGTATCAACATCTTCTGGGTTAATTTCAGTTACAAGAGCTTTTTTAAGTAACCTAACTAAAAGAACTTCACTTTCAGGTGATAGCGTTTCAATTTGAGGCTCTTCAGCAGGTAACTCTTCAGCAGGTAGATCTGCTTCTACTGGTTCAACCTCATCCTGTTCAGTTATTGTATTATATATTTTTAAGAATTTTTTCATAATGTCTATATGTTAATTGATTTAGCCGCGGCTACTAACTTATCCGCTAATTCTTTTTTTGCTTTTTGTACTTTACCAGCAACTGAACCTGGTATAAACCTACCTTTACCTTGATCTGGAATAGATAAGACTGCAGCTGCTGTTTTTGCAACACTATCGATAGACTGCTCTGCATCTTCAATTGCCGGTTTTTGATTACTAAAGAATCCATCTAATGAACGTATACCGCTTTCATTATCTTCAGTATCCCGATGTTTAACTTGTCGATTATCTTGAATCGCATTGTATAAATCTTGTAATTTCATAAATTCTTCACTACCATCGTTAACTATATCACCAGGCTCAATAGGTGTATTATGGAAATCCTTCACCATTTCATCTTCTTTTTGTTCTTGAGCTCTTCTTGCTTCGGCATATTCGCTTGTATTTTTAAAAGCATTATATATTCTTCTCTTTGCGTCTTTTTCCGGACCAGAAGGCATTAACATAAAATTTCTAGCTAATTCTCTACGCTCTTTTTCTTGCTCTTGATATTCACTGTAACCATACTTAGTTTTAAACTCTTCAGTTTCTGCTAACCCGGGTCTATAATCCATTACACTCTGATTAATATAATTAGCTAATGCAGATAAAAATTTATTTTCTAATACTTTCGGATTTGTATCATCATTAGCGGCACCAGTCATACCATATGCATTACCAATGTATAATCTCGCATAAGAAGCTGCATCTAATATATCTTTTCTTGTCTTACCAGTAAGGCTTCTTAAAAAATCACCAAATGATTGACCTACACGAGGTGATAATTCTGCAAGTTGATTTTCTTTTAATATAAATGTATGCTCGGTAAGGATTTTAGTTGCTAATATTGTAAAATTATCCATATTAATATTTATTTAATGAGAAGTAGTTTTGTTGATAACCTATTGAAGTAATCATTGTTAAGAAATGTAAGATCATATTTTTTAGTCATCTTTTTAACACCACTAAATGTATATTTTGCTGTATCCAACTTATCACACTTTAATCTTATTGAATTAATAGTTAGAGCACTCTTACCATCACCAATATCCATAAGATGTTTTAGATATTCTAATGATAGTTTACTTATATGTAATATAATAGGTAATACGTTATTTAATTTTTTAATAATTTTTAATAAAACCGTTAAAATATCTTTCTCACTGTAATATTTCATTAATTCACAATCATTAAGTTGGTTATAATTAAAAAATACAACGGATTTTGAATTCATTTTTAATATTTTACCACATACATGGTAAATTATGTAGTGTAAAAATATTTTATTTGTATCTTTATTGGTTATACTCTTATCTAAGAGCTCAAATTTATGTAAGTCATTAATAATATCAAATTGAATATCTTCAGTAAACATCTCATTGAAATTTATTAAATTTAAATCATATACTTTCAAATATAAATCACTCACACAATATTATATCAGTGTTCCAAAAAATTCTTAGGTGGTTTACCTATTCTACAGTTGATTATACCATTATAATAGTCTTCACTCAGCAATACATCCTTATCAAACTGCATTTTAGCTTCAAAATAACCTAATTCATATTTATTTCTGCAGAATTTTAATATTTTAAATAAGAATTGATCTTTACCGTTACTGGCTATATCAATATTAAGTCTGTCACTTGAACCGGTGTATGTCTTCCAGTCACTATCAACATAATCAATACGCTTTCTCTTTTTACCTTTAAGAGGCATGCGTCTAATCTTTTTAATCATCTGCTTTCTACCAATATATTTTCTACCATCTATTAAATTAGTAATTTCATATATAAAACCGAAAGCATCTTCCGGTATTGCTTCATAAACTTTCCAATGTCCTGTGTCCACGCTATTACTTACTTCTTTTTCTTATTTTTTCTACGTGTCTTCTTTTTCTTAGTCTTAACCTTACCTCTTCTAGAGTATGTACCTCTACCTAGAGATATTCGATAATCATCAGGAGCATACCAGTCTGTATTAGTTATACCACCATGTCCTGCACCTGCAGCAGGTCCAAAAGCACCACTAGCTACATTTTCATCTTCATCATGTACCTTTTTAAGCTTAGAATAATACTTCGGATCTTCTGTTAAATGGTGTTTAGCAATAATAGTAGCAATCTCCTTAATGTCAGTATGTTCCGTTTCAGTTTTTTTACCTAATTTTAATTCTTTTTTATTGTAAACTTTATTTTTTACCGGTTTAAATAGTTTTTTAAATGTTTGTTCAAAAATGTTTATTGACTTACCCATAATAGTATTTATACTTATAATGTGAATAACATTGATCAATATGTAAATGAAATAGAAAAGGATCTAATTATTAATGAATTTAATATTAAAGATGTTTCAATGAAGACACCTGCAAGAAAACATTATTGGGTAGGTAGACTTATAAGACATAAGAAGAATTTATACAATTTAGAAAAAGAAAAGACAGAGATTAAAAAGAAAGTAGTAAAAGAACTTTTAGAACAAAGTCCAATAAAAATAACTATACCAGTAGCTGAAAAAGCTAGTATGAACCATACAAACATAGTTTTAATAAACGAAAAAATAAATAATGAAATGTTAATTATTGAGTTTTTAGAAAAAACAGAAAAGATTTTTAGTAGTGTAAGTTTTGATATATCAAATATTGTTAAAATTATGCAAATGGAGCAGTTATGATAGAGTTTATTTTAACCAATAGTAAGATACGTTTAAAGTGTGATAATTTTGAGACAATAAGAGAGCATTTTAGTGTAAAGGATGAAACAGCTCGTTTTAGATTAAAAGGTCGTAGTCGTTTTGCAGCACCATCACGTGTATATTGTATAACACCAACTGGCTTATTTGAATACGGTATGTTTTTTGATATATTAACATATATTAAAAAGGAACGACCAAATGATCAAATTATAATCGATGATGGTATATTAGAGTTAGTAAAACCAGGGTTAGGTGAATGTAGAGTATATGACAACTTAAAGCATGAATTGAGAGACTATCAAAGACAAGCATTGCTTAAAGCTCTCAATAGTGGTAGAGGAGTTCTTAAGATGGGTACAGGTGCAGGTAAAACCTTAACAATTGCGTCTTTACTCATGAGTGTTTTTACTGTTAATAAAAATTTTAAATGCTTAATAATAGTACCTGATCTATCTTTAGTTAGTCAAACGTATTCAGATTTTGAAGAATATAATGTCTTATTTAAAGCAACCAGATGGACAGGTAAAATTAAACCTGATTTAACAGCAAATGTTATAATTGCTAATTTAGGTATTTTACAGAGCCGGTTTGATGATTATGATTTTTTAAAATATGTAGATATACTCGTTATTGATGAGTGCCATAAATTAAAAAAGAGTAATAAGATTAACAAGATGGTAGAGGTAATTAATACAAATAATAAGTTTGGTTTAACTGGTACATTACCTGATAATAAGGTAGATGAATGGAATATTTTAGGTAAACTCGGAAATGTAATTTATGATAAAGATAGTTATTCTTTAAGAGAAGAAAATTATCTAACTACTGTTAATGTTAGCTTTTTAAAAATAAAATATAAAAAGCAACCTAAATCAGTAAAGGATCAAAACCCATATAAAACAGAATTAGATTTTTTATATGCTAATGAATTTAGGAATAATATAATAACGAACCTTTGTACAAAATTTAAAAATAATTCTCTTGTTCTTGTTAATCATTTAATACATGGAGATGCTTTATATGATGAGTTAATTAAACATAAAGATAAACAGGTATTTTTTGTAAAAGGTGAAATGGAAGTTGAAGTTAGAGACGAAATTAAAAAAATAATGGAGACTAATAATAATGTTGTATGTATTGCAATGAGTTCAATTTTTAGTACTGGTATTAATATTAAAAATATACATATGATTATATTTGCTAGTGGTGGTAAGAGTTTTGTTAGAACAATTCAATCTATAGGTAGAGGTTTAAGATTACATGATAATAAAGATAAACTTGTTATTATAGATATTGTTGATAATTTAAAATATGGTATAAGACATGCTGAAAAAAGGCAAGAGATTTATAAACTAGAAAAAATTAATTATAAATCTACTGAAATAGTTGAAACATAACACGTTTCATACTATAATAGTAATATGGCTAATGTAAAACCAACCGGTAAACCTAAAGGTAAAAAAAGAGGACCAAAACCTAAAATAAACGAATATTATGTTAACCCGGAACAATTTAAACAAGAGTTAGTTGATTATTATAGGACTGAAGAATGTACTCATTTATTAGGTGATATGATTCAAAAAATTGCAAATGGTTTAAGTTATAAATCTAATTTTATAAACTATACATATCGGGATGAAATGGTAGGAGATGCATTAGTTAAAATGTATACTGCTGTTACAAATAAAAAATTTAATGTTGATTCAGAATTTAACCCATTTTCGTATTTTACTACTATCGCTTTTCATGCATTCATTAATAGAATTAAAAAAGAAAAGAAGCATGCCAATACATTATCTGAATATAAAGAGAAAGTATATGAAGAAGAAATGGGTAATGCTACCGATGGTATGGTATACATTAAGCCGAATTCAGATGAATTAGAATATAGCGAATAATGTATCATAAAAAAATTGCAATATTTTCAGATCTTCATTTAGGTGTACATCAAAATAGTGATTTTTGGTTAGGTATTGCTAATAAATGGGCTGATTGGTATATAGGTGAATTAAAATCTCATGGTATTACTGATATTATATTCGGTGGTGATTTCTTTCATTATAGAGATGAGATTAGTGTTAAGACTCTTAACTTTGCTAAAGATTTTTTAGATAAGTTTGATGACTTTAATATCACTATGATTACAGGTAATCATGATGCATGGTATAAAGATACTAGTGAAATTAATAGTCTATCTATTCTTAAAGGTTCATCAAATTTAAAGGTGTATGATAAGCTAGTTACTGATAATATTAGCGGTAAAAGTTTTACTTTTTGTCCATGGGGTACTAAAATTGATGATATACCGGAAAGTGATGTTGTGGTTGGTCATTTTGAACTAGAAAACTTTAAAATGAATGCATTTAAAATATGCGATCATGGCGATGATCCAGATGTATTAATTCAAAAAGCTCCTCTAATATTTTCAGGTCACTTTCATACTAGAGACGAGAAGAATTTTAAGAATAAATCTAAAATTGTATATGTAGGTAATCCGTTTGAAATGGATTTTGGTGATTCTGGTCAAACAAAAGGTTTCTATATTTTAGATACTAATGATTTAAGTTATACATTTCATACAAATAATATTACACCAAAACATATTAAAGTATTTTTATCTAAATTAATTACTGAGAAGGATGTTATTAATTTCTTTGAAACTGTAGTATCTAGTAATATTATAAAGTTAATTATCGATAAGAATATTAATACCGAGCATTTAGATTTATTAGTAGCTAAATTGTTGAGTTATAAGCCTTGTGATCTTAGAATAGATTACGATGTAAATTATAATAAAGTTAAATTTAGTGAAGAAGGTGAATATGATTTGTCAGGTATCGATATAATCGAAGCAGTTAATGAATTTATTAACTTACTTGATATTGAAAATAAAAGTGAAGTGGTAAAATATACTACTGATTTATATAAAAAATCTATTGATAAAATTACATGAAATACGTAGAATTTAAAGAATTAAAAATACAAAACTTCTTATCTGTTGGAGATACTCCAGTATGTGTTGAGTTTAAAAAAGGTTTACATATTGTAACCGGTATTAATCGTGATAAAGAAGATCGTCGTAATGGTGTAGGTAAATCTACTATTGCTGATGCTTTATATTTTGCTATATTTGGTAGTACATTAAGAGAAATTAATAAGAATTTTATATCTAATAATCTTACTGAAGGTAAGACTGTAGTTGAATTATATTTTACCGTTAATGATCCTTATCATGGTGTTAACGATTTTCGTATAGTAAGAACATTAGGACCATCAAAATGTAGTATATATAAAAATGGAGTAGATAAGACAAGAGATACTATTTCCAATACTAGTAATTATATTGAAACTGTATTATCATCCTCACAAGAAGTCTTTCAGAATTGTGTTATAATGACGCTTAATAATCATATACCATTTATGGCTAAAAACAAAACTGAGAAGCGTAAGTTTATTGAAAGGATTTTTAACCTAGAAGTATTTTCAAAAATGTTATCTGAGTTAAGAGCTGATCAATCAGAAATTAAAAGAGATTTTGATATTAATATTACGCGTATGGAAGAGACTAATACATACTTAGACTCTCAGAAAGTGCAGATGGAAAGCTTTGAAGATAATAAGAATAATAAGAAAGCTATATTAACCAATTCATTGAAACAACATTCACAAGACGTTATCGACGCTAAAGATAAGCTAAGTAAAATCCAAGCTTTAGACGATCAACCATATAAAGATAAACTTGAAGAACTTAATTCATCTATAAAGGATAAGACTGAGCATAAAACAAAGCTTAATGATGATATAATATTATTAACACATACATTAAAAACTAATGCGAATACATTTAAGCGGATTGGTACAGAAGATGATACTTGCCCGGTATGCTTAAAACCGATTGAAGATCATGATCATGAAGTAATGGAAGATGAAAAAACAAAGCTTAAAAATAGTATCAATGAAGATAAAGCTAATTTAGAGCTCTTATCAGAAGAGTTAAACCTCGTTAAAACTCAGGTAGTTAAATTAAAAGAAGCTACTAATATTGTTAATTCTAAAATATCTGATATAGAAAGGCAGAAATATACAATATCTCATTTAAATGACTCTATTGAATATATTACAAGATGTGTATCTGAGATTGAAGAAGAGCTAG